TTGATAAAAGTAATTGTGTGATTAAAAGAATCACCTAAAGTTGCAACAACACTTTTAGCAACGTTTTTAAATACTGAGTCTAATTGTCCTGCCATTATCCTCTAACCACCCTCATTTGAAAAGTACCAGCTCCCCCAAGCATATAGGCTCCAAGGTAACTTTGTAACCAAGGGTAAACATCTAAAATATTATTTACAGATCCAGTTCCTTGACTATCAGTATTGTATTTAACTCGAAGATCCCCTAAAGAAACTTCAGAAAAATTACCATCCTTGCCAGTTGTCCCCGTTATCGCATCAGTATCATTAGCTAATGCTCTAGCTAATTCATATTGTGCGTATTTAATATTCAATGGAATAGTAGAACAAGCTAATTCAACACCGTCAACTTGATAATTATTTCTTGGAAACTTTAATGACTGTCCATCATCACATCTGTCACCGTAATAAACAAAACTATCAATCCATCTAGTTGCTGATATTAATGCTCTGTTCTTTTGGTCATCTGTTTTATCTGTCCAAGTCGAAGAATCTGGGACGGTTTCAAAATAAGTATTAGCTTCTGTCAACGTGACATAGCTATTTGCATTAGCATCTTTTATAGTTGCATTTATAGTGGCTGCCACGATTGATAAAGTAATTTAGTTTTATTGTAGCGTAAAGAAAAAACCCCACCAATAATTGATGAGGCTTTTTACTACTTTGCTACTTAATAATATTAAGAAATATTAGAAGTATCAAGTGGAGAGTTAACAATGATCTCAACCATAGGAATTAGGTCTGCATCATATGTAATACCCCAGTTGTTTGAGTTACCTAACTGAGCGTTAGTTGGGTTGTCAGTAGCAGATGTCCACTTAGTACCCATAACGTGATAAGCACTATGGTAGTCAACAGACATAACATCTTGCTTAGATAAGATGTTTCTATCTGATTCAATGCTTAGAGGAGATTGCTCACCTTCAAGAATTGTTCCTGACTTAATCAAGAAACAACGGAACTCAGTTTGATGACCTGAAGAACCAGGAGCAACTGTATTAACTTGAGAGTCAATAACAACATTCATACCTGCAAATTGGCCGATACTTCTATCTGTAATACCAACTCCACCGCCACCCCATTGGATGCCAGTTCCAGTTGATAATGCAGATGTAGAGAATGTCAACATACCAACCTGATATAGGTAGTAAGCAACAGATGGATGAATAACTAGAGTATCTAGCTCTTCTCCTCTTTCTCCAAGAAGTGATCTACCTCTTGCAACAGCAGATGCAGTTAGGAAGTTAGCTTCAGCAGCACTTGTGCCAGCTTTAGCAATATCCAATGAGTTTGCACCTAAAGGACCAGTACCAGAAGCAAATAAACCATCTAACAAGCTAAATAGTCTTGCGGAGTTTAGTTTGTTGATTGCATCTGCAATTTGGTTTCTGATGTGACCCATTGGATCTTCACCAGCAGCTAATACAGCTACATCATCAACAGCATAAGCAAAACCTCTATGACAGATAGTTGCGATCTGTGTTCCTGTACCAATCTTTTGTGGTGTCAAATAACCATTGTTACTTGTACCCCATGTTGCTGTACCATCTAAGATTTCCTCAGTTGGAGCGATTGGGTTGAACTCTGGAACTTGGATTCTTGTTCCACCTTCTGATGCGTCAAGAAGTGCGTTACGCACAACAGCACCAGACTTAATAAAAGCACTACGTTCTTTGATAGCCTCAGAAACATAGGTGCTCAAATTATTTCTCTTTACGATGTCAGCTAATAAGACACCACCAGAGTAATTCTGAAACGGAGCAGCCATTTAGAATAATTTAGAAGTTTACAGTAACCAAGCCACCGACTTGGATGTTGAATCCACCGAATCCAACAATTATGATTGAGCCTCTTGCTTGAGCACCGCAGCAAGCTGAGGGTTCTGTTCTGATATTAGCATTTGTTGAGTTATATTGCCCGTTTTCCAAGGATTTACCTGTCCTCCACCCACGTTTGATGTAGGAGTTGGTTTTGCACCCATTCCTGCAGCAGTGCTTGGTTTAAAATGATGTTCCCAACCGCTACCAGGATTCTTGAGACTTGTAAGATAAGAATCTAAATCCTGTTCGACTCCACCATTCAAAATTACAACTTTACCTTCAGCATTTTTTTGTAACTTATTTTGTAATAAAGAAAGAGTTTGTTCAGCATTTATCGCACCAAGGTTGCTGATAGCCGAAAGTGCTGTTGTCTTTGTAGAAGCTAATTCATTAGAATTTTTTAAATCTTCAAGCTGCTGAGATAAATTAGCTATCTGTTGATCTTTTTCTTGTGCAGTTTTATTCGCTTCCTCCCAAAGTGTTTTCCATTGACCTTGATCTTCTAGTATCTGTTTTCTTTTTTGCTCTTCTTTTTCATAAACACCATCTAATTTACCTTTTACATCATTAAATTTTTCTGTCCATTTAGCTTCTTTTTCAGCAGCTTCTTTTTTAGCAGCAGCTAGTTTTGCTTCATATTCTGCTTTTACAGAATCTAATGAGGGTGATGGGGGTTCAACAGGTGGTTGTGGTGCAACAGTTTCAGTTGCTTCAGTATTTGTTTGAATAACTTTTTCTTCAATAGCCATAGTTATTTAGATTCAATAAAGGTTTCTAATTCAGAAATTAATTCCGCTTTTGTATGTCGTTTGTCTAACTCGATACCAATGGTGCGACCAAATTCTTCTAATTCAGCTTTAGTCATAGCAGTAAAATCTTTTTGATTTACAACTTCTGCTACAACTGCTTGTCTTTTTGATTCAACAACAGGTTCGGGTGCAGGGCAAACTTCAGCTACTTGCTGTGCTTCAGTTTTAGGCTCTACCACTTCCCATTTGTATGTTCCATCGGGTTGCAGAACATGATCTATAGATCCAGCCATAATAAACGTGTACTTGTATATTATCTTAGCAGATTATTCAGATTTGGCTTCTGTTGCAGTTGGTAATACTTCACCTTGAACTAAAATATCTCTATATTCTTCACGATCTATTACATTTTCATTAAATAATGCTGTTAAAGCAGTAATGTCTTGTCCAATTAATCTTTCAATATCAAAGTCTCTACTGATTTTTACTTCTGGTGGCTCGATTCCTACATATTCAGCAGATAAATTAAAGCATTTTTGAAGTTTTTGTTCTAATTCCATAGAAACCATCGCAAGCATAGAGTTTGTATCGACACGATCTAGTCTTCTAGCGTCAGCAGATTCAGCTACAAACTTCTGTTGTGATAGTGTACTGATTCCAAGCGTTGCCATTTGCATCTGCAACTCCTTAATTTCAGCAGATTGAGCATCAAAAGCACTACTCGCTGGCTCTACATAGTAAATTTTATTACCTGGCTGAGTTGCCATCGCATAATTAACAGATATAGCAAGATCTTTTGTCTGATCATCATATCCTTCCATTACAAGCATTGGCTGAGATGCAACGTGCAAACTATGAATAAGATCAGCTTGTCTTTGAAAATGTGCAAGATTTAAATACGCAATATCAAGAAGAGGTGGTTTGCTTACTAAATTATCTGTTTTACCCGAATAAATTGTTACTAAAGGTATTTCACCAAGAGAAAAGCTACCAGTTTCAACTTGTTTATAATCTTTATCTGCTGAACCCATTTCAAAATCACCTGTAACGCTGTTATCTGCAACGTCATACATCTCTTCAATCTGTTCTTTTTTCCGAAAAACTCTATATCTACCTGGTTCGATTACTCTCATCTGATCATAAACTTTTTCACCAAACTGACCATCGGGCAATACAGCTTTCTCAGCTAACCTTACTTGTACTAAATTCCCATAATTTGACTCTCTATCTAGCCTCCATCCGTAAAGATTTGTAGGATCTACTTCAATCCAATAAGGTCTGCGATTCTGCTGACGTTCTTCTGCAAGTGTTAGAGCACCCGATGGAGCTGGATAGTCTACAAGAATATGACTTTGACCGTAAATTAAAGAACACATTAATACTCTTCTTGCATATTCATCTAAATCCGAACCACA